TCCAGTATGCAAAAACTCCTTTGACGATCGAGTTCAGTGTTTTCATTCTATTCCGTATTCGCTCCGCTTAAATTCCGTATCCAGCCGTTCTGCTTTTTCATCGTCGATGGTTGGTAGTTTTATACATTCCTTGTATCCAGTCTCGCAGTCGCCATTCCCGCCGAGCCGCGAGTATGGTTTATAGAGATATTCTAAGTTTGTGCGTTCCTTTAATGTGATTCCACCACGTCTGACTATCCGATTCGTAAGATAAAGTAATTTGTCGTGACCGAGACCGAGCAGCATTTTTGCCTGGACGGAGTCATTGGCCTCCGCCTCGTCTTTTTTATGATCACGGCGCTGGATCTTATAAAGGATGATGCTCATAAGTCCGCTGGATCCGAGCGCTGCAAGAAAAGCGGTCAAAATTGTTTGAAAAAATGGTGTCATTGTTCTATCTCCTCCAGCCGCTGTTCCTCGGCTTCTACATTTTTGTATTGATGCAGCTCATTTATGAGCTGGTGACATAAAAAAGACAGCTCATCTACTATAGATGCCTGTCTCTCAATCACGGAAAAGTAATTACTTTTATCATTACTATTATGCATACGGTTCGCCGGTGATCTCTTCATATTCCTCTGCGGTGATGCCGAGGTCTTTTCCAACAAGGTTGTGGAGCATTTCAATATTTATCGCTCTCCTGTTGTACAATCTCTTAAATTTTTCATAGTTCTTCGAGTGGTCCATTGTCAGTTTCCTCCTCTGGAATATCAATATCTGCCATTGCTGCTACATAAGCCAGCGTGCCGTTTTCTTTTTCGCTTGCCGCTTTGAGATTTGCAATTTCGCGTTCTAACGCGGGAGCGGTTTTAATTCTCTTAATGTTTGGCATTTAAGGCCTCCTCGTAAAATTTATTCATTCGATTTATCAGTTTATAGCTGTTCCCATGTTCGACAAATGCTTTCCATGAGTTAACGCTTTCATTCATCTTTGATTCGTCAAGCGTGCCCTTTTTAACATTTGCGGCCATTCGTTTTAATTTTCTTCGCTCGTGCCTTGTGCTTTGAGAGTTGAGAGTCATTATGATTTTTCCAGTTCCGGTCATTTTATAATTGAATCCAAGAAAAAGAAATCCTTTGTTAAGCGGAGTAATCATGGTCTTTTTGTCGCTTGTCGTAAAACCCAACTTGCCGAGTTGTTTTTTTATTTCCGTGAGCCATTCTTCGGCCTGATCTCTTTTGTCTGTTAAGATCCAGTAGTCGTCCATGTATCTTATGTAGTGCTTGACTCTTAATCTCTCTTTTATGTAGTGGTCCAGTTTGCTGAGGACAGAAATACCCGCGATCTGCACCATCTGAGAGCCAGGATTATAACCGATGTCACCTGAGTATTGAGCGTTTAAGACATCCATGCACCTGTCGTGTATTTCTGGCTCAATAGATGAAAATGTGTCGTCGACAAGTTTGTGCGACATATTTGCGTAATATCCATGTATGTCGATTTGCAGCACATATCCATGATTTCCAAAATGGCAGTAGTAATTCCACAGGTGTTTCTTTATTTCTTTCCGTGCAAAGTCAGTGCCTTTTTTGAGTTGGCATGCGCAGTTGTTGTTTATAAAGCTCCGCGTCATCTGAGGATATAGAGCTCCGTCATTAAGACATCTTTGGTAGACTCTATCCCTGAATGGAATACTCAGCCCTTCTCTTCTTTTGGGATATGTGATGGTGATCTTTTTGGGACGTCCATTCTTCCACGTTCCATTCTCCAGCTCCTTTTCCATCTTCAACGATTCTTCTACCGAGTTTAGTAAGTAGTGCTTTACCGACGGTTTCCAAGATACTGTTTTTCTGCATTTCATCATCGAATCGTATATATGGTCATAATTTATGATTTCGTTCAAAAATGTCCTCCATGTGATAGCTACTGCAAAGCCCGCAGGCTTTCCGCATCATTTCGGTATTGTTTAGCCTTTCGGCAGGGATTTTGGCTCCTTGTGTCTGTTTATGAGCTTCCCACGTTAATGAGCTATAGCTCTTTTCTGCACAATCGGGGCAAACCTATTCGAGTTGTTCGCGTTGTTGTTGTTAACGTTGCCGGACTGGTTCACATTCCACGTGTTATTCGCATTGTTGCGGTTAGCGGACCTCAACCTGACATACTGAGCATTAGCCTACGTCCCATATCTGTTTTGATCAGATTCCTTCCATTTTCTAATAAGGTTCCGTGTTTCTAATGTAAGTTCAGACCAGTATTTTTCTTTTGCGCTTTTAAGATGGAACAGTTGTTTTGACAGGCCGATCATTGCAAGAAGATTATTACATCCAATCGCTGATCTCTCTTCGAGAGCTTTCCTGTAGCGCCATTTTTCTGGGTCTCCGTCCACCTTAACGTTGTTTGCAGTCCAGGCATCTTTGTATATATCCATAGATATATTTATGATTTCCTGCGTGATCATCTGATACTGTGGAATAAATATGTTCTGGTTCGTACATATCTTGATCGTGTGTATCGATAATTCTCTTGCTTTATCCACAGCATAAAACATCCGGTTTGCTGGATTGTCTACAACATTTCTCTGGCCAACATTTACTGACATCAGTTTCCTTCTCCCGCGCAAGGCGTTGCGCGGGGATTATCAGATTTTTAGATGAACACAAGCGGGGCAAACCTACCCGAGCCGCCCGCGCCGTTGCCGCCAACGCTGCCGGACTGGGTCACAGCCCACGCGTGATACGCAGTGCTGCGGGTAGCGGACCTCAACCTGACATACTGAGCATTTGTGTGATTTTCAACGGCATAATGGATAAGTGCTGGTGTATTTGTGTACCAAGGATATGGTGTGTCTGTGCCATTTACCTGCTTCCAATACTCGTGTACCGCTCCCTCGCCTGCGATCTGAGGATTGATATACATCTGCTCTAGGGATGGAAGTATGACTTTGTCATAGGTAATATCCGCTCCGCCGCCGTCCTGCACAGTGTTGGTGTATGTTGTCGTTTTTACTGCCTGTATTACAGCTTTCATATCGTCAGGCAGTCCACTTAAATATCCGGCCTTGCTGCTCAGCTGGTCAGGCGCGATATCCCATTCATCATATGCTGTCCACCACAGATTCTTGTCCGCCTCTGAGTTAAGATACTGGCGTACTGCAGAACTCAGATTACGGTTCCATCCATATGCGGTTTCTTGCATAGAGTTAAGGTTTCCATTGCGCGTAGTGTAATTAAGCGTTCCAAGGTCAGTACCACCTTCGCCCTGCGTTACGACGCACGTTTCGATTATTGTTTTTCCGTCAGCGCTATATACATAGACTTTATAAGTAGATGGCTCATTGTCTGCCATGTAGTAAAATCCTGTAAGTCTGCATCCTGCTGCGACATCGGCTGCTATTGTAAATTGATATGGAGTATTAGCGAGCGCTTTGCCCCACGCTTGAGCAAACTTTATGTGATAAGTTCCAGCTGAAAGTCCATCCGGACATTTGCAAAATGCTCTCTGGTGCGAAAACTGTACTCCAAAGGGATGAGCGTAAACATTTTGTAACCACATCCCATGATGCACCGTGCCATCCTGCAAAGTCTCGTCTGCAAAGCTGTTGACTCTCCACGGATTGTCATAAGCGGTCGAGTTTGATGTATCAGTCCAAGGCTCTGTGATAGTATCTCCGATAGAGTACCATCTGCTTGCATTACCGCTCTCGCAATCAGCGAGAATGTCTGCCCAGCTCTTTGTGTAATCGATCTGATTGACTTTTCTTATAATGTCAGATACAGCAGAATTGGTAGAATCCAACGCGGTCTGTCCTGCTGTCGATATCGGTTTATCAGCGTCAGATGTATTGTCAACATTACCGAGACCAATATTCGCTTTTGTAATATTGACATCGCCTTTACGGTATGTCGACTCGGAATCTCCTTTAACTCCAGTGACCCCAGTAGATATATCGTGCGCCTGCTGGCACCAATATTTGGAATTGTCAGTATCCTCTCCGGATCTCGTTCCCGTTCCGCCGACCGCATAGGATTTTGATTCTTTTGCGGAACTAGCCGCATCAGTTTTTGACGTTTTCGCTGCTGTCTCTGATGCTTTTGCGTTGGTCTCACTTGTTTTTGCAGCAGTTGCTGATGCAGCTGCAGCTGATTCAGATGCGCCTGCTGCCGTCGCAGAGCCTGCAGAATTGTTCTCTGACGTCTTTGCGGCCGTCTCTGATACTTTAGCCGCAGCTTTTGCCGCCTGGGCTTCTTCGATCCATGTAATTTCAGAATCCGATTCTGTTCCGCCTACTATCGGGCTTCGCTCGACCTTCAAGATAAAATTCCACGTGCCTATAACTGAGCCGTCCGTTCCTGTGATCGATATTTCGCATATCACGTTTCCGGCCACAATCGACAGCTGTTCTTCAGTTTCAAAATAAACATATTGTCCTGAGAATGTCGCGGCGTGGATGTATACGTTTCCATCAGGCTTTTTGGCTCTTATTTCTACAATGGAGCCTTCCGGTATGGTGAAGTCGCTGCCCATGTACTTCAATTCTGCGACAAAAGGTCTTTTTATATCGCCTTGTGAGCACGATATCATTGGACTAAGGCCATTGGTTGGCGTCATATCTAACTGAAATTCAAACGGATTCATTCTTCTCCTCCTTCAATTCGTGATAGCGTTTTGCGAGATCTGCAAATGTTTTTTCTTTTGTGATGGCTGGGCCTTCAGCTGACAGATGTACTTCAACTATATAAGATTTGTCATTCTTTATTGTTTTAATTCCAGCAATCGAATGATTCTTATAAGAAATAGTGTCAATGATAAATGAGGATAGGCCGTTTGATTTGATTATTTCTGTTATCTTTTTTTCTCTTGCCGCTGTTGACGCGGGTATGTACATTAAGAGGTCCGTGGAGCCACTATTTATATACATTTCGTCGCCTGAGCTTAATATAAGAGTTTTCATGTAATCTCCTTATTGATCTTTATACCAATACCCTTGTGAATTCCCGTTGTTGAAAACCTGCAATGCATATACCGATGCCGATCCGGTCCAAACTCTTACAATGTCAAAAGAAAAGCCTCCAACATTTTGAGCAGTTGTGGAGTTTGTTGAGTTTTCAGCATTGTTTGCAGTAGTCGCGGTATCTGCCTGTGTCGCGCTGTCAGCACTTGTCGCTTTTGCGGCATGATCAGCTTCGGCCGCTTTTTTCACAATTCCTGCCATCTCAGTTGCTTCTATTAGTTTTCCAACTACAACATAAGATCCTCCGGCTTCCTCGATCGCGACCTTGTCGCCTGCAGCTGGTACATATGATGCGAGATATCTGTATTTCTTTTCTGTCGGCGATTCCTCGCCGTCTATTATGAGCTGGAGGCCTTCACTGTCATCAATTGCACTGATTTTTCCAAGAATCATACAAACGCCTTTCTTTCAAGCGAATGAGTCATAGTACCGCCAAAAACGACCGACCATCCAATTTCTCTATACAATGCTGAAACGTCATCTATATCAAGCGCGCAGTAGGACCCATACTCATGCGCCCCGTCTGCCATAGTCTCAATATCTGCAGTCTCGGTCGCCTGTGTCGCGTCAAGGTATCTCTGATCAACAATGCCCTGGAGTGTGGCCGCGTCGGGGCAGTCATTGTACTCTTTGGCTTCGACTACTTTGTATCCACGTTTGACAGTGCTTATCTCTGATATCGGAGAATCATTTATTCGCTTGCATATAAGATCGGTGTCAATGTCAGGGTTTGAAACATACCCAATGATTACATTCGGCAGGGAATAGATGTCCGTGTCATTCTTGACGTTCCCGATCAGCGTCGCATTGATTTTTGTATAAGCGTAATCTGCGGAAGTCTTTGATGCATACTGAGTAATATACAGGTTTCCAGATGACCCCGCATGGATCGGAGAGTAGTTGATCTCTTCCAGCAGCGTGTTGATGATGTCGAGGTAAGTCGTGCCTACTGCAAATTCTCGGTCGGCTGTGATTGCTGCATCCGTCTGGTCGACTACGGTCTTTGTCAGCGAGCAGTTCACAAGGAGCTCATTTACAATATCGAGATATTTTGTCCCTGATGAATAATAGAGCCTATCCTCTGCCGCGGCCTCTTTTAATATCATCGTCTCGTCATAAGCTTCTATGGAGTAGACGTCTGTCTTTCCATTCGACTGTTTTGGCGCGCCAATAACAATGTAATCTCCGAGATCATATTCTGCATCTCCTATCGCTACGACCGGCCTCAGCCGGTCTGTGAACATATCATAAGCAATAGTCGATGTTCCTGTCGGTGTGTTGACGATAAATCCATCAACTGGGACCTGTGCTTCCATTGACCTCGTGACGTCTGAATTCTCGTCAAACTTTGCCGATGCTGATATCAGTTTTGCCTCACCGATCTTGACGTGCGCTCGGATGATATCAAGTCTCCATTTATACTGAGTATTCGATGGAATCGTCATAGTCCGTCTCCTCCAGCGTCAGCTCGGTCTCGTTGGCGTACTTATTTGCGCGGCGCGCAAAAGCATCTGATTTCGATGTCTTTGTCACCGCTGCCCATCCGCCATTTCCGAAATTGTCAGCATAAAACACGATAGTTCCAAGAATTGACTCAGCAAAACCTGTATTGTCAAAAAATGATATCTGCCACGTCTTCGCTCTCATCTTCGATGGATAATGTGATGGTTTCTTTGCTCCGAAGAACGATTCCGTGTCTATGTCTGCTGAAACACTTGTCTTAACGTCAAATGCGTTGTTGACTCTGATATTGACGTCTGTTGATACTCCAGCAATCGTAGTGATCATCGCATTGGGATGCGCAAGGTCAATTTCTGATGCAACGATGCTCGACTGGTCTGTTGATGTGACTCCAACGACCTCATACGATGTATGGCCAACTGCGTATCTGTCTATGTTCCAGAGAGTAGTGCCGAGGTCTTTTACGGTTTTCCCATTCCTGCGCAGGTAATATTTTACAAAGTTTGTGTTTTCCGTAATTGAAACGATCGCGCCACCGGCTGCATTCCGTTCAAGTGTATATTCGACCTGGCTTATTTCTGGCTGTTGATAATCAATAGATGTATATGCCGACACTGATCCAAGCTGGTTATAGACTCTGACCTTGATCTGATATACTTCTGAGCCAAAATACTGGTTGATAAAATGCTTCTGATCGGCGAGATAGATTGCTCCTGAGTCATAGACTACTTCGCCGTTTTTTCTCTCAGCTACGACCTGGTACGCAGACTGTGAGTCAGATGTCCATGTGACCGTCGGCCGGCCCAGTGTCGTTACAGCAAGATTCGCCGGAGGATTAGCCGGCAGCTGATTTACAAATGTGGCAGATGCCCATGTTCCAGCAACGTCAGACTGATTATAAGTTCTGACACGCCACTCATATACTCCTGCATCGAGAAGCTCCGCCGTCGCCGTCTTAGTGGTGCCGATGATATGGTCACACACTACCGTCCACGATGTATCAGACGATGTCTTATACTGGACGTCGTAGGCATATTGTGGAGAACCATAAGAATTTGAATGTGTCCAGACGAATCTGACGTTTTTTACAACAGATGATCCGGACGGCGACACGCAGTGCGCTACCGCAGTCGAATCAATGGTTGAGAATGTCCCGACGTTCGATGTCGCTGTTGATCCGTCATCAGCTGTCGCGACAATGTATACATTGTAAAAGGTGTCCATATCGAGTGTGACCGCAAAGGTCAATGTGGTATTTGACCAGTCCCCTGATACGGATGCTGCGACGCTTGTATATGATGAGTCGGTTGCCTTTTTGTAATAGATCGTCGCCGACAGAATTGAATACTGTACCGGGACGGCCATATACACTGACGCAGCTGTCAGAGACTGGGAGACCCTGTTTATATATCCGCTCTCTCCGATGGTCACCTCAAATGGTGCTTTACTTGTATAAATAGGAGTGCAGGTGCAGTTTCCTTCAGAAAAAGTCACTGCGTCGCGATGTTTGTTGAGGAAATATGCATATTCTGAGACAGTTCCATTTGACTCATGATCCCATGCCTCGTTTGTAGGATAATTTCCAAAATAACCTCCGAAGTCTCCCGAGAAGTCCTCAAAACTTGAGTCTCCGTCCACGGCCGCCGAGCCATCATACTGGCAGTGATACTGTGTCTCGCCATAGAGGTCGGGGCGTGTGTAATAGTTGTAAGGCGGAATATGCATCCTGTAATTGAAATACCAGTGTCCATAAGCTGAACTGTATGCGATTTTTTTCTTTACGTCATATCCTGTCAGAGCCATTAGTGTGCTCCCATTCTTGTAGAGATGCGATTTTGCTTGTTTACAAGCTCAAGTACGCGGTCGGCTATCTCGTTAGAATTTTGTCCATCTCCATACACGTTGATCGTCGCTCCGCCATAGTTGTTTGTGGTAGCTGACGTGACAGCTCTTGCGATCATGCTCATGAGACTTCCAGTCCCAACCACTGTTTCTGAGCCGACGTCTCCTGCTCGAAGTAAATTTCCACCAAGCTGTCCGAATATGGTCGGAGAGTTGAGCACCATGCCATAATTCATTGCTTGCGCATAATTCTTGACCCCAGACGCTGTTCCACCGACTGATACAGATGATCCGCTTAATTTTTTCATGACTGAGTAGACCGCATTCAGCCCATCAGCTAGAGCATCTGCTGCTGATGCGGCGATTTTTGTCGCTCCTGCATACGCTGTCATTGTAATTGCGCCAGTTCCCGCATATGCTGATAGTTTCAGGAGAGGGCTGTTGGCTGCAGAAATGCCAGTTCCAAGCAACATGCTTGTTCCAGCAAGGCTCTTCTCTGCGTCGTTTATCGTGTCAATAGATTCTGCGGTTGCTTCGCCGTTTTTAGCAAGCTCTGAGACTGATTTATTGTAGTCCGCAAATCCGGACATCATATCACCAATGCCCTTTGTCGCAGCTCCAATACCTGCTCCGATGCCTAAGACTGCTGCGCCAAATACACCTATGCCGATTGCTCCGGCAGTAAGTGGACCACTGAGTGCCGAAAGAACAGCGCCAAGAGCGCCTATGCCTATTACCATAGCTGCCATTGTAATCTTTGCATCAGCTCCTGCGCTCGATAGGCTTTCTGCTGAATCTGCCAATACGGAAAACCCTGATGCTGCAAATAAAATACCGGTTCCTATACCTGCAATAGCGAGACCTGCATCTGCAAGAGTTGACATTGCGACGCTCATTGTTTTTACGCCAGCCGCTGAGGCGGCAGAAGATGTCCCAAGTGCTGTGACTGCTGTTGCCGCGGTGCCTGATGCTGCCGTTGTTCCAGTTAGAAGTGAGGCGAGTGTGGGAAGTGCTGATGTCAGCGCCTTAAATCCATTGATCGCCTCGACTGCCTTCTGGACTGCCAGAAATCCGAGCGCCGCTGAGCTCAGTACCACTATCGTCGTTTTGACGGGCTCGGGGAGAGATGCAAATGCACTGGCAAGTCCTGAGACTGCTGAGGCTGCAGCTTCAACGACCGGAGCGAATTCTGAGAGTACATCAGCTGTAAAAACCTGTTTAGCCGCGTTCCAAGAAGCGTTTGCCTGATCTGTCGCATCCTTTGCTGCCATGACAGAATCGAGCGTATCTCCGCTGAGGATGAGTCCCATGTTCTCAGCCTCTTGCCCATAAGTATTGAGCTTTGCGCCGCCATCATCGATAATGCCTGCGAGCTCATCTGCCGATTTTCCGAAAATGTTCATGGCGGCCTGGTCGCGCTCTGTCTCGTTTGGAATCTTTGATAGTGCTTGGATTGTTTCATTGAATACAGTCTCAGCATCGCGCATATTTCCGCTCGCATCTGTGACCGACACGCCAAGAGCGTCGAAGTCCTCAGGAGCGCTTGCCATGTTCTTTTTCATTTTTCTAGCAGCTGAAATGATGGTCTCTGAAGACACGTCTATCATCTCAGAGGCATACTGCCATTTCTGGATCGTTTCTTCCGAGAATCCAGACTGAGCCGATTCTGTCGCAATGTCATCGAGATTGTCCATTGTGTCGCAGAGGTCGTCGTAGCCTGACTTGAGTGCCGCGATTGCGACTGTAGCAAGGCCGAGAGACGTAACAAGTGATCCCATAGACTGGGAGTTAGAATTTGCCGCAGTAGTGCCGCTCTCTACTGCAGAGGTCATCTTGTTCTGCTCAGCTTCTGCCTGAGCGAGGGACTGTTTTAATTTAAGAGTCTTATTGTCGTTCTCGCCATAAGCTGCCGTAGCCTTGGCGACCATGTCTTTGAGTTTCCCTATTTTTTGGCGCTGAAGGTCTTCCTGTTTTGCCAGATATGCAGTCTGATCAGCGTTCTTTTTTTCAGCAGAAGTATTGCTGTCATACGCTGAGGTCGTGGCTTCCATCTCAGCTTTCAGAGTCTTCTGTTGCTGATTTATGTTGGTCAGCGCGGCGCGATATTCCTTCTCGCCTTCCAGTTTGATTTTTGTACTGATTCCTGATGCCATAGCTTACCTCAGATGGAGTATTTCATCTTGTGACATTTCCGGCGGAGCTGGGTCTTCAATTCCGTTATAAATATTAAGGCAGGCGATCATATCGCGCATTTCGTCAAAATCGCACGTCATAGTCTCCTGCCTGTTCATTCCTAACTTCCTGCCGTAAAAAAGGTACCACGACAGATTCATTATTATGCTTTTGCTTTTTCCGTTTTTTTTCCTGCCGCCGGTGCGGTCTTTACAGTGCTGTCGTCGGAATTGTAAAGTATCCACGCTTCCATAAAGAGCTTATTGAACGTCTCATTATCGAGGCCAAGAAGTTCATCTGGAGAGAGGCTTATCTCTTCTTCCGGCTCTTTGCCATTCTGAAGATTCTCAAGATGTTTCTTAGCAATGTACCCATCATGGAGCGCACTGATTATTACTGCGCATCTCATCTGTGATATCTCATAAGGAGTCTCGGGAGTAAAGAGCACTCCCTTATCCGGATCAGCTTCGCGTGCCATCTTCTGAACGGTGCATACTGCGCTGACCGTTTTAGCCAGGCCAAATTCTTTTCCGTTTATTTTCATAAAATGCCTCACGCATTAGTCCCAAGGACTGCTTTTATAACGTCATAAGCGTCTGACTCAGATGTCAGGTCTTCAGCAAGTTTCTTCCAGTCATGCTTTGCAGAATCATCTCTGAAGATAGTAGCCTCTAAGCTCTGTGTCTGAAATGACGTCTTATCTTCCTTTGTCGCGGCCTGCAAGCCTTCCGGGCTCACAAGTGCTTTAGTCAGGATCACGGCCGTGTATGAGAGCACGCCAGACTCCATATATTTAATGACAAAACCAATTCCGATGTATGTGTTCTGGTCCTGGTCGTCGTTGTAGACGGTTAGAGGCACCTGCTTTGACCCGACTGAAATTGTCTCATCTTCACCAAGGCCCTGCATCATCTTTCTCGCGGCCTTTTTAAGACCATCAACCACAAGTGTTGCCGTGCCTTTTGTAAAGACTCCGCCGTCTGTCTCCGCGATCTGATTGTCTGCGTAAAAATTGGTGTCGTCGCCCTTTTCTGCCTTAAGGTCTACCGATACGCCTCTTGCCATCGGCTGGCCCAGTGTATATGTGACCACGTTGTCTGCCGCGCTGTATTTTGCCACATACGGCAGAGAATATCCTACTATTACTTTCCCGTTTGCCATTTTTTACCTCCGCCGCTTAGCGGCTCATGTGTTCTTTTCAACGGCCTGATCTATCACGTCGGCCATTGCTTTCTGTGCCTTTTCCTTTGAGTTCTTAACTGCTCTGTTTACAAACTTGTCAGCCTTCCTGAAGCTTGTGCCTTTATTGATGGATCTGGCTACCATGAGATTCGGATGTCCTTTCGGATATTCTTTAGTCTTATACTCATTATATCCATCAAATCCGATAGCTGCTGAGACATCTCCATCGGGGCTTACATCTATCTTTGATATTCCCATTCCTTTAAGCAGGCCGTCACGCTCAGCTTCTGTACAGTTCCCGATCTGGTTGATGCTTTCTCTCATTCCATCTGCAACTGTCTTAGCTCCCTGATATACTGCTTTTTTACATGCGCCGGGGACAGATAGAATTAGGTCGTCAAAATTCTTATTAAGTTTGTCAAAGTCGTCGCTTATCTCGAATCTTGCCATATTACATCACCCAGAAATCCCAGCTGTGATGGATCAGGTAAGTGGAATCTTCGTAGTCTGCTCCGGTATAATTTATTGTAGTGCCTGCCAGCTCATTGATTCCGTTCTGTATTCTGTCAACAGCAGGGTCAAATTCTGTTTTTGTATAATAATCTATTGTGCCGGTGAGCCTTTGCTCGGTCTTTCTGCCGTCCGCTGTGACATTTCCGTCTTCCTCTCCCTCTGCCCAGACTACAAATGGATCTGGGAGTTTTGGTCGCCAGTAATGATAAGCGTTCGGCACTATACCGGATAAGATTTCTCCTATTGGAGAGAGCCTTTCTTCAAACGTTCTCATATCGTTTCTCCAACCTGGAGAGAGTCAGGTCGTAAACTCCAAGCCCGTCATCATCAATCGTGGGCTGCACATTGTCGACCCGGAATTGGTCTCCTGATTTGTTCTCCTGTCCGTCATAGTCAGATAGGATCGCAATCATGCCGATTTTAGGCCGTGTGCTCTCTTTCCAGATACGGATCAGCATGTCTACCTGTTCATCGGCACCCTTTGCCTGGTACTGGCGAGAATAACTGATCTGCCTTTCTCCAAAGAACTGTGTGCATAAGGTCTTGATTTTTGGTGACGGCATGAGGCCTAGATCAGGGTTGACTACCAATTCACAGATCTGAGCTTTTCCACTGTCAAATAACATCGATCGCTCCCTTCTGTGAGAACAGGAGATTGTTAAGTCTAAATCTCAGCATTCTCGGCATTGCACCTGTGCCATCGGTACGTTTGCGGTAAAGATATGCCGCATACATCTCGATTGTCTGAGCGCTGTCGATGGTGTACTGCTGATATGAGTCTCCAGTTTCAGGAATCACTGTTTCCGTCGCAAGATTTATCCCTTCGCGGCTGATCTCCACGACTGACGTGGAGACCAGCTGCGAAAGGTAATTGACTATTTCTGTTGGCGGATTTAGTTTTTCGAGGTCGCTGTAAAGCAGTGATAAAACATTATCTTTATTTATATCAGCCATCATCCGCCTCCGTTAGATCAGGTATTTGCCGTATCAGCAATGAATGGATGACCAGTGTCGATTGCCGCCGTAGGCTCACCATCGAGTCCGATTGCCATGAACGAATCGGTAAATACTGGCTTGCCGTCGTATCTGTTAGTTCCCTTGAACACCGTCTGGTCCTCGACGAACTTGTACTCGGTTGATATTGCGATCGCTGTTCCGGCTCTCTCAGCAAGGAGATATCTCTGTCCGAATCCGCCAAGGACTTCTCCATCCGGGACGAAATCTTCGGTCTCGATCGCTCCTCCGATAAGAGGCATTGTTGAATTAACTCCAGCAACGATTGCACCAGCTGCGTTGATTGTAAGCGACGCAGCGATGAGTCTCATCTTCGTTTTGAAGTTGCAGACCCAGAAGAGCTCACCTGACTCATGCTTCAGATCGCCGACCGCTTCGATGATACCCTTGAAGAGTGCTGCATCAGACTTGCCCGATACAGATTTTTTTGTTGCTGTCGCAGCAAAACCTGTTGGCATCTTTGTTCCTGTGCCATAAACGATTGCTTTATCGACTCCATAGCCAAGAGCCTGCCCGAGAACTGAGAAGATCTCGTCGGCAAGGTTTATGTCATTGTCTTCAAGCGTTGCGTTGTCGATCATGATAAATCCGCCAAGCTTATATCCGTCGACCTCTTTTTGCGTGAATGTGAGTGACATCTCATTGAGAATGCCTGCTGCCTCTGTCCATACCGCCTCTGGAATTGATCCCTCAACTGCCTGTCTTGCTGTTCCGCGCACTCTCAGATATCTGACGTGTTTCATTAAGAGCGATGCTTTCTCGGCTTCAGACCTGACAAGTGGGAGGATCACTTCCGGAATAAGCAGGTCTTTTCCTGTGATGCTTCTGGTCTCAATTTTTGCGCCGCGCGCAAGTGATCTAACATTTTCGAGGAATCCCTTTACTTCGTCCTGTGCGACAAACGCTGTGCGCTGTTCAATTGTCATTAAATTCAATGCTCTCGTTCTCATGGTCTTCGCCACTCCTCTCTCTGTTTGAACAATAGGTGCAGATGCGGGTGCGGGCTCGCTTCTGTCTTCCTGCTTTTCTTCGGTTTCTTTCAGCTCTGACTCTGTTTCAGAAATCGTCTTTTCGAGGGACGCTTTTTCTTCCTCATGGGCTGATTTCTCTTTGTCAAAATCGTCCATCTGGGATTCTATACTCGTCTTGTCCTCTTCGGAAGTTTCTTCTGTAACTTCTCCAAATGCCGCTGTGAGTTCGTCTTCGCGCTTCTGAAATTCTGCGTCCTTTGCTCTTAGCGCTTCGAGATTCTTTTTCATGTCATCGATGCGCTTTCTTAAAACTAATGCTTTAAGCATTTTTCTCCTCCTTTTTCAGGTATTGGTGCTTACTTCTCATTGTCTGCTGCCAACCTACAAATACTTTATAGCGGATCGTCTCTGCGTCTTTGCTGCGCGCTGTGACCTCTGTTGTATCGTATGCCGGGAATGTGCAGACCGAGACTTCATACAGTTTCACTTTTCTGATGGTCCAATGGACCGACCCATCATCTCGGGCATCGGTGTCCTCGTTCAGGATGTCGAATCCAAAGCTGCACTGGTTGACGTCTCCACGTTTGACTCGCTCGTAAAGGTTCATCGCGTCCTGATCTTTCGGATTGATCAGGATGGATCCCCAGAGTCCATGCGAGTCTACTTTGAGCTCAAGTGTATGAGATTTGTTTCTGCCAAGTACCATTGCAGTGTTGTGATCAGTAAGTGCTCTGATGTCGTCTGCCAGTGCGTCGTTAAAAGCACCGCTGTCGATGCTCTCTGTAAGCCCTGGTGCTATCTCATAAACGCCGGAAAAATCGGCGAAATAGCCTTCAATTCTTGGTTCTGAATTTTCTTCGCGTGTCTCAAATTTGGACGTAATGGTGCGCATAGTGCGCTCTGGTAAATCTTGGTTATTCATCATTTGCTCCCTTCTGTACGAGCTTTTTCTGGTATCCTGACATGTCAATCGGGATATAATTTTCCAAAACCTTGTATTCATTAAGCCCTTCGACCGGGCTGAGGCCGATATGGTCTCTTACCTCATTTCCACAGACGTCTCCTCTGTCCTGCAAGCCTTCGAATACACTTGCGATTGCCTCAATATCGTAATCCATGAGCGAAAGCGAGTTGTATTTTACATACCATTTAGGAGAGTAAATCAGTTTTTTAGTCAGTTCCTGCGCCATCATGATGCAGATCGGCCGGATTTTCGTCTGAATAAATGAGTTCCACTCGACTTTCTTGTAGTCTCCTATTCCCAGAACAAATGATGGAACTCCGATAAGTGCCGCAACCTGCTTGGTATCAAGCTGGACAGAGTCATTAAGCGCAAGGTCGGAAAGGCTGAGCGGTCTGATCTCTTTCACGTCAATCGTGTCAGCCGGTATCATCCACGGCTCACCAGCGCTCCCTGTGGATATATAGTCTTCTAGTAATTTCTTTCTGCCGTTTGGACTTGAGAATTCTTCTGTCAGCGCATCGACTTTGACGATCAGCGACGGCTTCCATTTGGATTCCATAAATCCTTTTTCAGTTGCCTTTGCCTGGCGCAGCACATCTCCGAGATCCTTAAGAGTTGTTGTCACGCCCTGTCCGCGCCAAGGATAATATGGATCGGGGTTATAGACAAAATGGAGTACATCGTCAGGGCTGAATTCGACTCCGTCTATCATGACGGAATAGTCATATCCAGTAGTGTCAGGTATCAACTGAAATCTTGACGCTGGTATTGGCTGCATGTCTTCCAGATATCCTCCGGATGTCTTCAATTTGACGATCGAATTCCCGCGGCCATAAATGAACATGGTCATGAGAATAAATTCTGTCCAGTTTGATCGGCTCATTCGTTTGCATGGCTCGATGTCAATTTTTCTCGACAGCTCGTTCACGATCCTGATATCACCATCAGATGTGTTCTCCATAAGGTGGATGGTGATGGATCCGATCAGCTCTGCAATCCTTCGATACCCTGCCACGATTGCGGGGACTCGGTCTAGCCTCGTGTATCCGGAGACGCAAAGTGTCTCATAAGCATCTTTGCTGACGAGCCATGATGAAGAACTCCGTGTCTCTGGCGTTCTGTGGTTTTTTGTGTTTTTTCTATTACTCATTTTTCTCCGAACCAGGCCTTAGCCTTATTCTGATTCTCAAGATTTGATAGATATCTGACGCAGGCAAAATCTGACGCATCAAAAAGGTCAATCCTTTGTGTAGGGCTGATCTTATCGAATTGCACCATATCATCTGTTTTTTCAATTGCGTGAACATTAGATACACAGTATTCATAAGCTTCAGAGTGGCAGTAATACAATGTGCCATCCTTCGCGGATTTTTCTATGTGTCGGAACCCCTCCGATTTTGTGTAATAGTACTGTGGCTGGTCGATAATGTTGAAATGCTGGGTCTTCATCTCGATGAAATATTCCCTGGCGAATTTCCTATCATGGCCGACCTGGGCAATCTTAAATCCAATGTCTCTCATCATTACAAACCAATTCACGATATCAGAGGCATTAACAGTCGGATTGTTGCACATAGTTAGTAGTCCATCATCGGCCCATCCGAACAGAGGAATGTTGTCTTCATCCGCTTTTCTCGCTGCCATAACGACCGGGAAAAATGCGTGTGTTATGATAATGTCTACATTTTGTTTGTCGTAGTGTCCGAAAAGTGCAGTCGCACTTAGATCATAGAGTCTTGATAAATCTGCTCCGCCGTACCATCTGATCGGGAGCTTTGCGAGTTCTTCAATCGTCCAGTTGTATTTCTGATCGGATCTCCGGAATTCCTCTATGTCGAACCATGCCCGCATTGCCGATGTATACACATTGAGCGACCTGGATAAGAAGTCTTTTCTCTGTTGTGGGTCATTTTGTGCCTGATAAGCATCATCCATGATGTCGGACGGTCTTATGATCACGCCATAGGAGGGATTTGCTTTTTCCTGTTGTTCAGTGCTTGTATAATCGACATTGCCTTTATCGTCGCTGTCTGCGTGCGATACAAAACAGAACAGCTGGTCGTCGGTTGCTAACTTGTCGAGAACTTTTTCGGCATATTGGAGACGGCCATATCCAAACGAATTCACATTATCTCCGGCAGTAGTAATGCCGATCACAAGCTTATTAGTATAAGCCTTCGTGGCCTCTTTAAATCTGTTATACTGTGCAGCCTTTTTGAAAGCATGGACCTCATCGCATATTGCAATATTGCAATTGAGCGAGTCCTGAACATCAGGGTTTGAGGCCATTGCGGTAATACTAAAGGATCCGTTTGGCCTGTCGTTTTCGTCCTTAAACTGGATCTCGATAGAATGCTCCATGTTGTTGTCGTGAATAACACACCCATCTTCTTTGTCGATTCCGTTATATCTAACGGCATACAGGACGTCATTAAATGATTCCAGTGACTGTTTTAACGCAGCTGCTGAAATGTAAATCTTAGATCCACTCATTCTATCGAGGATTCCTAGTGCAAACGAAAGTGCCGCAACAAACATTGTCTTTCCGTTTTTTCTCGGGATAAATATAAATCCTTCATGGAACCGGCGTCTCTTGGTTCCCTTCCAGTACCATCCAACTAGGTTGTATACTACAAACATTTGCCAGAGTTGGAGATTAAGAGGTTTGTTTACAAGTGAGTTTCCTTCGAGGTCCTCGCCCTGATTGTGCACCATTATCTTTGCGATAATGTTGATAACGAGATCTGGGTCATGGGTCTTCAGCTCAATATCGTCTCGCTTCAGATCGTCTAAAAATCTCTGGCACTCTCTGACATTGCCACCTGCTTTTATCTTTTTGGATACTACGTCCTGTGCATACTGGATTACCTTGCTTTTGTAGCTTTTACTTGAGGCCACTTAATGCCTCTGCGAGTGCTGACTTTGGTTTAGATTTCATAGCGTTCTCATTTATCTTCTTAAGCCCGGCCGGTGAGAGTCCAAGAGCCTGCCAGTATGCGAGCGCTTCCTGGTTTAGTTCCTCCCATGCTTTGAGCTTAGGATTTTTCACAATATTCGTTGCTCCGTTTTTGTTCGTGTACTCGGTCGTGATCCTTCCGTCATCGACAAAGGCCTCGTAGGCTTTGTCTTTTTGTTCAAGCAGCTGCGACAGAGCTGTGATCATTGAGTCAAAGTATGGTCTATATGTTCCAGCCTGTTCGCATTGCTTTTTTATTCTTGATTTCCATGCTTTTTGCTTCATCGGCCACGTCCAAATTCATATCAAATACGCCAACATTTTTTAAGTTCTCTTTTACGCGCATTAAAGGAAGGTTTCCACGTTTTCCCCTTCTTCTGAGTTTTTCTCCGGAGAGGGAAAATGC